ATAAAGGTATTTCCAAATGTAACCATCACCGCTACTACCCGCCTCTCTTGGTTCTAGATCAGTGAAAGTTGGTTCGTCCAGAGAAGGACTGCCAACAAAGTTGTTTTCAGGGTCAGCACCATTATAGAGACAAATATAGACTCTATAATCACTATTCATTACATAATAGTTTGCAGAATATAAGTCAAACGAGCCCGAAGGTTGTGATGGATTATTTCTACTAATGTCATGACGGTACATGTCATAGGTAGTACCCGATGTCCAGGTTACTTTCCTAATAACTTGACTTACATCACTTGCATTTATTTTTTTCAACGCAAGCATTGAATCCCATGTGTTACTATAGGTTTCAAAACTATCAATCGGAGTGGGAGGATTAGAATCCCAGTTCGATTGATAGTCCGTTGCATTAGGAATACCAATGAAAGTATAATAAGAATTTGAGCTGGACTGGATACCGGCAACAAAATTCTTAGCATTCAATATTCTAAGTTGATCAGTAATTATTGCTGCCATTTTGTTAGGACTTTTTGTTATTTAGTTAGTTAAATGTGATCTATTTTCTTTCAACAGTAGGTTATTCTATAAGATTATTTAGACATAGTTGTCTGATTTAAGAGGACTATTTCTACTAACAAGACCAGAAGTTGATATTCCTGTATACCCATTCGATGTATATGCAGTAAATGTCTCAATTCCTGTTCTTGTATTAAAGAGAATCTTACCCCAACTATATTGTCCTGTAGCAGTTGATCCATAACTAATGCTGTCAATAGAACCAACATTTGTTGTAATTCTTCTGATAGCTGTAATGCCATAACCAGTAACGGTGATCATTTCCGTTGATACTGCCGCAACCTGATAGACTGCGTCAGAGTAAGTAATGGCAGTTCCAACAACATTGGACGTGGTGTCCTGTGTATTAAATGATCCCCCAGCGTCAATATTAGTATCAAATATAGTGAGATAATCACCAACATCAATTGTACTGACTGTAATTCCAGTTCCAATCAAATATCCATCCCTCATAAATGAATCTTCTGGAATAAAGAGGTCAAATATGTATTTGTTTTGTGAACCAACCTTTGTAGTATTGAAACCAACAATAGTTCCATAATCTCCACTGTAAGAATTGATGGGAATTTCTTCTTCAATAACTTTTGGTGTTTCAATAAGAACAACTGGTGGGTTTGATGAAGTGTATCCTGAACCAGGATTTACAACTGTGATTGTATTGACTGATCCACCAGAGACAGTTGCGGTTGCAGATGCTCTTTGTGTCAATCCAATTCCTACAGGTGTAGAGATAGTGACCTGTGGAGAAACAGTGTATCCAATACCATTATTACTAATACTAATAGATGTAATAGTTCCTGCAGATGACACAACTGCTGTTGCAGCAGAGGAGACTAATGTATTTTGTGATACAATAGTGATATTATTCTGGAACGATCTTGTATTCGCTTCGTTCTCTGCCCCATAAAGAGGTCTTACTGAATCAACATATGCAACGGTTGATGCCAAACTTACTGGTTGAATCAGATATGATGAAGGGTAGATCAGAGGTTCATAATGAGCTCTGTCCTTACCAACAACCTCACCATCGATAATTTTATCGACAAGTTGTTTACACCAGGTAACGGGTCTTAAGAGATTTGCGTCAGTTGTAATACCTGGACCACTATAAGGATTGGTGAATACAGAATCAGTAGTGATAATTTCAGTAACTATTCTTAAATCTTCTTCAAGACTAATACCTTGACCAAGTTCTGGGTTATTGTCAATGTCAAGACTATCACCAGGTTTGACAGTTTCTAGAATATCAACGAATCTAACATCAACACTACCGGTTCCTTTATAGAACAAAATTTTAGATGTATCACCTACCTTAGGTGCCTCAGTAAATTGAATGATACTACCACCCTTGAAGATATATGAACCTCCAGGAACTTGTAATATATCATTGACGAAGACAATTAAAGTTTGTTCAACATCAATAGGAGAACCTTTTGCAGCAACAATTACGAATGGTTCCTCATTAAGTGTTATTTGGAAGTTAGTCTTCTGACCATCAAACTCATTATCAAGAGTATCGAGAACCTCTAATTCTCCAACAGACCAAGAATTGAACTTATCATCATAAACTTCATCGATTAGAAGTTGGAGGTTTTCAAATGTTGCACTTGGATCAGTAGGAATACCAGTGGTTCCACCAGATTCAATTGTAAGTCTCTCACCGTTACCATAACCAAATCCATAATTTCTAAGTGTAAAACTAATAACACTGGAACCTTGTCCAACTACAATATCAACAGTTGCACTTTGACCAGAACCAACATAACCAGGTGAGTAAATCAGAGGAATGTTATCATAACTCAGTGGATCATCAAATACCAAGTCTGGAAGATTTGTTCCGGTATATCCAATACCTGGATTTGTAATTGCAACACTTACAATATGACCACCACTGACCGCGGCTGTTCCAATAAATTCAATATTAGGAGTACCTGAACTGTAAGTCTGAACACCAACATTAACAATAGTCTGAATACCAGATCTGTAACCAGAACCAGAATTTGCGATACTGACATTAGTAATTGTTCCAGCAGCAGAAACAGTTACAGTTCCACCAGCAGAAACAAGAGGTTGATATCCAAATCCATTAGAAGACCCAACGGAAACCATCAGACCGCCAATTGGATACTCACCATTATTTGGATCATAACCAGTAGGAAGACCATTATTACCAGTGAATGTGATACTGGTAACACCAGTATTTTCGGCCATTCTATAATCACCAACTTGAAGTGAAGGTGGTTGATTACCTGTAGGTTGTTGGAAGATGCCATTAATAATGACAAATGGATTTTGTGTCGCAATACCAGTAACATCAGATCCATCAACTTTCATACTAAATTCACTTCTAATACCAGTGAACTGATTAGAAATATTATCATAGATATAATTTTGATAGTATGTTTCATTGGTCGAATTTATAAGACCAGATCTTATAAACGATCTTCCTTGGAAGGATGAGTAACTGGTAATACCAGTCCAATCAGTTTCATCAGGATTTTCTGCTGTAGTGACACCAGCTGGCTCTGGACCTTTAGGTGTAGATGCAAAGTTCAAGGTGTTTCCAATAATATTATACTCACCACTTAGTTTTTCGACCAGATCACCAGCAGAGTGTGATCCTCTTAAGGTTCCTAGTCTTCCTCTAAGAACATTAACTGATGTTGTATTACCAACTCCAACAGATGCGACAGTAACAATCTCATCACCAATACGAAGATTATCACCAGTGAAGATTGAAGTGATACCTGCGAGTAAGATGTCCTGTTGGAATACAACATCTTGTGCGAGAGTTGTTGTAATACCAAAAGAAACAATCGGTGATTGGATAATATTATCAACTGCAAGGAGAACCTTCTGATTCTGTTTTGTTGCAGTAATACTATGTCCTGCACCAATACCAGTAGATCCGATACTTAGAACAACTGGATCAAGTTTCAGAGCATTTTCACTAGTAGTGGCAAACTTAAGATCCTTACTATTTGGAGCAACAACATATAAAGTTGTTGGTAACTTGTCAGTGAGACCAATACCAGGAACTGTTGTTGCAGCAATACCAATTGCTGCAGTTGTTCCTGCACCAGGAGAACTATAAACAACTTCTTCACCAGTTACAAAGAAGTGATTTGGAATGGATATAATATTATCTGTTGTTGAAACGATTCCAGGATCACTACCATCAAATCCTCTCAAGAAAATCTGATCACCCTTATGCTTAAGGTCAAATGATGTTGCAAGATCAAGTAAAGTTCCTGTATAACTTTGTTCGTCACCCTTAATACGCAAATTATTCAAATTGATAAGATCTGGTCTATTATTATCAGTAGAGGGTTCCATACCGATAGTGAATACTCTTACCTCAACATCAATACTTGCATTAGGGGTATATGTAAGATTGAGAGTGCCACTAGTCGTATCAATACCAACTTGACCTAAAGAACCACCACTCTCAACATTTGCATATTCAACAAACTCAGATGGAGTAGTAACAGATTGAAGTGTGATAACTTCAAATGATTCATATTCATTATTAGTAGTATCTTCCACAGTAACAATGTGGTAACCAGCTTCTGTTATTCCAGAGTAACTAGCAATTGTATTCGCGGTGGGAGAACCAGATGCAGAGATTGAAGTAAATTTGGAATCTAGTTTTGCACTATTGAGATGAGTTGTTCCCGCAACACCAGCATTATCAGAAGTGGCGATAATTGAGGTATTAACAGTAAGTCCAACCCCAACACTTGGGATGAGATCAACATCAATATTACTTCCATCAACATAAACATTGAAAGTACCAAATCCGGTTATATTGGTAGAAATGTTACCATACTCCAAGAAATAGACGTTAGACCCATCATGAATCAGATTCAGTTCATTTGCAGAGTAGTTGTCATTAGTATCTTCAATTTGTACAAGTAACTTGGCAGATCTATAAGTATTTGGAATGGAGACAATTGTTGTAGTTGTGCCAGCAGAAACATTGACATGAGCACTATCAACTTGAATAATATCACCGAATGAAGTTGTACCTATGCCACTAATATTGTCAAGAATACTAAATGATAGGGTATTGACATCGTAAGAGTTGTATGCAAAATTGATTGGATAAAATCTTAGTTCCCACTTTGTAGGATCACCACTTATAATAAAGTCAAATGAACCCAGATTCTTTACAGTATCAAGCTGACCATATTCTGAAATATATGAAATATTATTGTTATGAAGAACAGAGACAAATTCAATTTGTCTCTGGTTAGTCAGAACCTGATCTCTACAATATGTAAGAATTTTATTATATGTGTGATTTGTAGGGAACTCACGCACATTGGAGTATTTCTCCAATCTTGCAAGACTATTGAAAGTGTTACTGAAATCATCAATACTCAGAACCCTATTACCAAAAGATTCATTATAATCTATGAGAATTTTATTATCAAAATTAATTTGATCGGAAGTTAAATTACTATCAACATAAAATGAATTTTCTGATACATTATCAAAATCCTGCCAACAATGAATACTTGACTCACTAATGACATCAATAACAACTTCAACATCAGATTGTGCAGAAGATACAATAATACCACCTGGGGTTTGTTCTGTAGATTCTACTTTTAGATCGGCAAACTTTGCAAGACCTGAAACGTGACCAAGACTACTGACAGCATCATCCCACTTATCAAGAGTTACACTAGATTTAAGTGAATATGAAAGATTCTGATAATACTCATTATTTGGAATTCTCTGCAGACTATCATTCAAAAATCCAGAGTTTGTTTTCCAACCATCAATAAATGTCGTCCCTGCACCTGTTGAAACAGTTGAATTGAAGTTTAATTTATTCTGAACAATAACTTCTGTACCAGAAGACTCACCAATAACTTTAGAACCAATTTCAAATTCATTAGGAGTAGAAACTACTAATCTTCTGTTAGTTGGATTCCATCTTTCAACAACACCTTTCTTACTACCAGAAGTTACAATCTCGTCAATATTGAATTGATTTGATTTTAATATAATATCAAATACTGGAAAGTCACTTTCAGGAATTGCTCTACCTACAGATCTTGTAGGATCCATTATGCCTGGTTTTTCACCAGACTTTAGGTATCCATTAAGATTATAATCGAAGTATGCACCAGAACCACCAATTTGAGAATCAAATCCAGTTACTTCGAATAATGTATAGTTGTAATTTTGAGAATTGTATCCCGTACCTGTAGAACCGATACCAATAGAGATACCTTCAATCAGAACCTTTTCTCCGGTTCTGTATCTAAAGTTTTGTGGTTCACTAAACTGAGCAGTCAAAAATACTCTGACATTTTTAGTGGCTTCTGTATAGACAACTGAAGAAATACCTACACCGTTAGAGTTTTTAACTGGGATGATCGTTGGAATGTTACTATAAAGACCATTAGTATTCTTAAGAATCTCAACTTCAGTATCACCAAGAGTGTATCTGATATCTACATTCTCAACAACTTCACCAGTAAATCCATCAAGAATAACTAATTCTGGATTTGTCAGATAGTTTTTGCCAGAAGAAGTGATACCAATACTATCAAATGACTGTAGTGCTTCTACTTCCAGAATCTCTGGAACATTTGTAACAACTTTAAGTGTTTGATCAGTGGGATAATTAAATCCAATATCTTCAAATTTGGTAGAAAGAACTTCACCAATACTTTCACTGGTTACTGTGATTATTGCATTGCTACCAATACCACTTCTTATTGAAGTAATACCAGGTAACTCTTTATATCCGGTACCACTGTCACTGATATTAATTTTTGCAATAGTACCAAATGCGTTTCTAGAATTTGTTGTGTACTTACAAATCGAATTTGAAGAATTGTATAAAGAAACATCCGGTACATCCTTAATACTATATTGAAATGTGGTTGTTCCTACGCCAACAATATTATATCTACCATCATACAGTGTCTTAACAACTTCAATACTGTTATATGAACTTATGTCATCATCAATAATAATATCTGATTTAATTGATGGAATAATATTCAAGAAGTCTAAATCAAACTTGTAGTATAATTGTGTTGGGACAGAATCCCGAACATTCAATTTGAGAGATGCTGTTGTATCGATACCAGGTCTCCCACTCTTGACAACTTCGAAACTATTTGTCTTACCTGTAGTAAAGAAGATGTTTGAATACTCTCTATCAGAGAATAGATTCATATCAAAGGCAGAGTATTTGGTTCCACCACTAATAAATGATAATGAACTATCAGAAAGGTCGAACGTAAGTGTATTATTTTTCTTGGTTTGAACCTGTGGATTAATCTTAGAGAGTGTTCCAGTAGAGGCACTAGTAATATCGACGAAGTTTGGATTCTCTAAATTGACCTCATATTTTTCTCTTACTAGTCTTACCCTAGTGTCGTCAAAAGGAACTACATAGTAGATTGTGTTATCTTCAAGACCACCAGAAGGTGATGATGAAGTGTGAATGACTTTGTCTCCAAGTTTAAAGAACTCATCGGAGAAGGTGATAAAGTTTCTTACAATATTAACATCACCGGCAGTAAATGATCTTGGATCAAATACAATTCTTCTGTTATAGTCATCATACTTGACAATTACTGTATCTTTTGAATTTGGTTTAATTTCAACATTAACCAAATCTCCTCTCACCAACCCATGAGTAGATGCAGTGGAAACAGTTACAGTATGTTTGGAGACCTCTGCACTAACTACATTAGTAAGATCTGTGGTAAACTTATGAGTATTACCAGTCCCAACACTAGTAAAGTAAAGAAGAGATGTTGAAGTGTTTACTCCAACATATGTTCCGGTAGAACCAAGTCCTACCTTGTTAGAACTAATACCGACACTATCCTTAGAAAGTGGGACTGTATAAAGATTTTGATATGATGTGAGGTCTACATATCCAGCAGAAGTTCCATTCCAAACTTGAAGACTTGTTCCACCATTTGAAGAGTAGAGTAATGAATCATTCAATTTCAAATTATGATTGGGATAGTAGATACTTTGTGGTTGAACAAATACCTGAGTCAGACCAACACCTGGGTTTGAGAATGTGATAGTATTGCCAATACCTGTTCCCAGTACTGTTCCAAGTCCAACAGACTCCGTGGGATCAATATAGAGAACACTATTAACATTAAACACTCTAGTAGTTTTTAATGCACCAACATTGANATTAAACTTCTTAGGATTCTCAAAGAGGATAGAAGAGTTTATATGTGGAGCACCATTAGATCCTTCTACAGCTCTTTGAACTCTAATTCTTCCTGTCTTCTTATCAATATTTAAAACTTTGACCTTCTCTTCGTCAATTGTTAAGATATCATCTGGTCTAATGTATGGAAACTCAAGGAGACCATTAACATACAAATAATCAACATCATTAGTGTTTGCAGTAGAAACACCAAGGGTCAGTACGAAGTTGTCTGTCCTAATGCCTACAGTATAAGACTCATCCAACTCACCAAAGTATGAGGAAAGTTCTGGTACAGTTACAACATCACCGTTACTAAACGTGTGAATTTGTGTCGAGAATCCGATAAAGTTACCAGTACCGGATGGGGTAAACTCAATATTATAAAATATTGTACTCGCAACACTTACCGTATCAACTGTCTTACCATCAAGTGATGTGACTTTTGCTTGAGCACCATTGCCACCACTATTTGAATTATCAAATACTACAGAATCGTTTATCTTATAGTTAGAACCACCAGTCAGTATACCTACACTTTCTACAACACCTAGAGATGCTGAGGTTACCTCTATAACTTGTTTGTTGACAGTATTGGAGTTGAAGATATAATTGTATCCGGTTTCTTCATCATCAAGGTTGTAATAATATGTGTTTCTCAACCAACGACCACTTTCAATATCATATTCAGTTTGGTTGGAAGATGATTTTAAATTAAAGTTATTCGGAACTGAATGATATGAATCACCAATTAGATAAGGGAACTGTGGTCTTCTAAATCCTTGGAAAGGACCAACAGAATCATTGATTTCATTAATAGTTGCGAAGTATGCATAGACACCATTTGGATAATCTGGTGTTACACAAAATCTACCATTGTGTTCGTCAAGATCCCCAACTCCAGTGTAGACATAATCTTCAACAAAGAAACCTAAAGAATACTGAGAAACAGCTGGTCGGTTTAAAGTGTTAGACCTTAATTCATATCCAGATTTCATCTCCTTTACAAAACCTGAACCCGAAGCTTCAGTGAAACCATATGGACCATAAATTGGATTACCATCATATGCCCAACCAATAATTGGTGAGTGGAATGTATTTGAAACCTCAATACCATTTACCAGAGTGAGATCTGGAACACCATAGTTGGTATTATCTTCATCAGTTCCAGTAATGGTAAAAGTATTCTGCCTTAATGGACGTGGTGCATACAAATAAGAGTATTGTAATTCATCATCATTAATACTGTTATCAAGAAAACCATCATCATCACCAATGATATTGAGATTTCTTTCAAACAGGTTGATATTCCACTGCTTAATTATTGGATCAACCACAACTTCATTGCCAGAAACAGTTACCTTAATGGATGTTTTATCGGGAACATAACCTGCACCAGCTTTGATAATTTTGACAGATTCAATTGTACCGTTCTTGAGGACTGGAGTAAGAACTGCATTTTTACCAGTTGATGATTGAAGTTCAAGATCAGGAGGAGAGTTGTATCCACTTCCAGAATTATTAACCAAAACATCTACGATCTGACCATTGTTAACAACAGGGATCAGAATTGCACCAGAACCACTAAAGAGGGTTACTACTGGTTTTCTATCGAAGTTAATAATATCAGATGAGCCATATCCGACACCACCACTAGTTACATCAATAGATTCGACACTTCCTCTGAATACTGGTTGAACCTGACATGAAAAGTCCTGATCAGATCTGGTAGAAACACCAGTTATGCCATCGACGCTAACAATGATTGGTTGATAGTTGAAAGATCCCGAACCAACTGATCTAAGTTCAACTTTAATATTTTTGTCATAGTAATAATTGGTAGTGGTATTTCCAGTTCCAACTTCTACAAGTGAAAACTTATCGTCACTGAGTCTTACAACATAATAATCTTTGGATTCTACAAGACCTTCAATTGGTGAAGAACCTGCAGTGTATCTTACAATTTCTTTTTCAGAGTAACCATGATTCTCAATAGTAAACTCATTTGATGCAGTATTAACACCAACAATATTTCTCTCTTTATTTTCGTATCCAGTACCAGGATTCGTTACAACTATGGATGTGACAATACTTTTTAAAGTAGAAGACCTAAATCTATGAACACCACTACCAAAGAACTGAAGTCTGATGGTATTGATACCGACTCTAGAGTCATTTAGATTTTCATAAAGTTTGATTGTCTTACTATCTTCAACTCCAACATAGTATGATGCGGTAGTAGAAAGACCTCCAACGGCAGTCTGACCATCTGTTAGGTAGATTACCTCCTCACTGTCTCTAAACTTGTGATAGGTTGAAAATCCAATGGTACTGGAACCTAAACTTACTTGTGCAGAATTTTGTTCCGAATTAAATAATACACTATGAGTTACAGACGAAAGTCTAACTTCTGCAGATGCATTAATACCATTACCACCAGATATAGAGACAAAGGGTCTGTCTTGATAATCAAAACCACTATCGAGAATATCAATTCTTTCTAACTTGCCCTTGACATTTGCAATACCAGTTGCACCAGTTCCTACATTATCATTAATTCTTACGATAGGAGGATTGATAATATCATAACCCCTTCCATTATTTACGATTTCAAATTTGGTTATATTACCATAATTCAGTTTGTTAGGAGATTTATAGTTTAGAATCTCTACACCATTATTCAGGATACCTGTGTATCCTGAAACAGTCTTATATTCACCACTCTTGTTTATAGGTGGTAGTATTTCTCTATAGATTGATTGTGGCTCAAATGTTTTATTGTAGAAGTTGAAGTATTCAAATTTAACATCTGATACTGTACCACTTAATGCAACAAAGATGTCACTAAAAAGATTTGATCTACTTTTTGAAAGTTTGATATTAAGACTATCAACTCTCTTGACATAGAATACACCTTCGACAACATCATTGAATGATGATAGAACTGATGTTGTAATTGTATTTCCATCACTATCTGTGGTTGTAGTGATAGATTTACCCGGAGTGTAGTAGATAGCGTCACCAGTGTAAAAACCATGATCACCATTGTTCAACAGTTGAATAGTATTATTAGTCGCAGTGCCACTAAATTTCAGAGATCTATTATATGGATTTATTAAAACATTTCTGTATGATGGAATTGAATTGGATGAAACAAGAAGATCATCATTAAACTTGGAGTAAATATTCTGAACATTTGTGAAATACTTATTCAAATAAGAATACTTCGTCGAGTTTGTATAAAGTATTTGGTTCTCTACTTTATAATCTTTTGAAGAATCAAGTAACGTTTGTGTATTTACCGAAAACTCTTTTCTAGAAGAGATTGACGAAACAGTTCCTTCGGTAACAATATTGTTTTGATCAATGAAGTGAACTTTATTACCAATCTTTAAGAGATGATCTTCATTTAAAAGAATACTATATTTTTTTGAGCTAAGATCAGTTAAATTTAATGATTGTACTTTCCAACCAGCTTTTATATTTAAATTCCAGTTTCTTGTTTTCTCTGTATACTTCTCAATACCAATAGATTGAACTTGAATTGTATCATCCTTCTTTAAAGAAAAGTTCTTCTCTTCGAAGGTAATATTCTTAAGTGCCGTAGAGATCTTTACCTCGATCTTCTCTTGAGACTCACTTTGATCGACATATGCATAAGCAAGATTGAATAGGGTAATATCTGTTCCCTTTTTAATTTTATTACTTACTGGAGATATGTTAAAGAACTGATTATTGTTCTTGGTTGAGTATAATGCAACATACTCATTGGAATCAACATCAACAGTGTCTAATGTTCCTTCTTCTGGAAAACCAACTGTCGAATCTACATCAATGTATGTTGAACCAACTGAGACATCATTTAAAACTTTTGTCTTTTGATTTGGTACAAAAGAACCTAAAACAGTACCATCTACATTGATATCTCTCTGATACCCAAGATCGAGACTGACTTGATAGTAATCTTTTCCATTATATACAACGGGTCTGACATTACTTACAGAACCCCTGGCCCCACTACTGTCCTGGAAAAGAGTTTTATTCCTGAGATCCATAGGATCACCAAGATATTGCTCAACAATAATATCAGTAGTTACCTTGAAGTTTGCATTAGAAGGTCTTAACAGAAACTCACTGGGTCTGATAACCTCTACATCTTCACCATAAAGTGCTCCGAAAAGAATTTCAAAGGATCTATCAGTTCCTTTTGATTTATAAAAACTATCTGAATGATATATAAAGTTCTCTTGATTTAATCCAGAATATAAAGTTCTATCTTCAAAACCAGGGACAACTTGTGACTTCAGTTTTAATAAAAACTTTTGTAAGAAGAGAATATTTAAATTCTTTATTTCTGTATTTTTAGTGTGAGTATCAGCCTCTGTTGTAGTGAATACTAATTCATCAGGAGTATTGGATCCTTCATATGAAGTTACTGCACTAAATCCCCTTCTACAGTTCTCAAAAGTTATATCAGTTTTATATTCGTAGTAAATAATCTCATCATCAATCTGAATCAAACCATCTCTAGTTGGAAATCCTTCGGTGAAGTTTTCTGTGGAGTTTGTCGTAATTGTCGTATCAGTATATGATAAATCTGCACCAAGAATTGTGGAGGTTTTGAGATGTGTTAATTCCTCAACCTTTACATATTGGTCAATATTCTGAACAATGTCATACGTTCCACTTTCAAATTCTTGCGAAACATAATACTGTTTTAAAAAATCAACAAGAAGTGGGTAGTCGTCTCTAACATAGTCGGGAACTTGACTCTCGACAATATTCTGGAACTTGATTCTATCTACTGACATTCTTTATTATCTGATGAGAGATCCGTTTGTATAACTGGACGATACTATGTAATTTGTACCCGAAATATCATTACCAGAAGAAATATTATCGGAGATAGTACTTACTTTGGAGTTTGAACTGTCCAACTGTAAGTAGAGATCTTGATAACCGATCACATCGTTTGAATATGGAGAAATAGAAATTTCAATCAGTGGAACCGCCCTACTCACAATTGTTGATATAATATTGATTGGATTCAGTTTAATTTCACCTTTAACATAATCAATAGTTCCAATTGACTGTTTCAATATGACAGGTTCTGTTGGGGAGTTCAACTTGAACAAGAATATAGATCCTGTCCTCAAATCAGTGTTTGGTTTATCACTAAGATAGACGGTATCACTGAAACCACTAACCTTAAAACCTGAGGATTTAATGTTGTAACCAAGTTCACTCTTAATGTGGAAACGATTTCCGTAACAAATTTCGTATTCGGTAAAACTATTTAACACAGGTTCCAAATCCCTTCTCATTGTCACTGTGGTGATATTTGAAGTTATTGAAATATTACTATCGTCAATAATTTTTTGGAATTTACTATACTTAAATCTTGCACCGAATCGATTCAATCCTCCAGATTTTGAGTACCTATCAATGTTCTGAATGATCAATCCTCTAACAAAATCAACAGAAGGTGCAACATCTGTATTGTAATATGCTCTAACATCAGTCTCAACATACAAATACTTCAGATCAACAATCTCTGGAAGAATACCGACAACAGAATATTTCTTCAAATCATCAATAAGATTCTCTTTGATGTTGGTAGAAAGATATACACCATTATTTGGCTTTACACTTATAAAGACTTTACCATATACTGGAGGTGTCAGAACCTCTCCACCAAATGCAGATACAGATTCAGTCTCTGTATAAAGTTTAGAAACAAGCACCTCATAGTCGGATGCAGTAACTGCCCTGTTCTGTGATGAATAGATCTGTGTTGAATATTTCTTAATAGATTCGGTAGATTCAATATCCTTTCCACCATAGGAAGGAGTATTAACAGTTATCAGTGAGATACCATTGTTAACTACATTACCATTATTGTCTACCAGAGTACCAGAGAATCTAAATCTATTAGTACCATCTGCACCCGAACCAGCACAAACTGGATAACTAATACTAATATAGTTTGGTTCTTCTAACTTTTTACCAAATATACCATCACCAAATAAGATCTCATATCTTTCACCATCTGTTTCTTTGAGGAAGTATACTGAAGAAGTATCATCAACCTCAAACAAACTATCAGCTAGTGTATATTTCTGTTGAATTGAAGATGTCTCCGAGTCTCTTACAATGACACTTATCAAATCAGTATCAATACCTACATTAGAAAGAATAAACTTCTGGTTAGGAAGTCTAGAACTTACAGTGAATGCTTGGTTAATATATGTTCCTTCGTAAACATCAATATTCTCAAACTTTGCAAACCCATCAGAACCTACTGGTACAGTAATAGAACTAGGAACTATAAAAGTAAAGTTCTGACTTGAAAATCTTACACTACTTGTAACACAGATACCAGAATTTAATGTGATAGATGAGGCACTAGTGTTTCTTGCATCAATAGAGAAAGTAATGTTTGCCCTCGATGCTTTCCTAGATCTTGGAAGATACCCAATGTTTCTTGCCAGGGAGACGACATTCTGTCTCAACGTGGCACTATCAATGAATACTTCATTTGCCACCATATTGGTGTTATATGAAGTGAGATATGTGTTATACGCTAACACATCAATAATTGATGAAAGGTTAGACCCTTCAAAGTCGTAATCAGTAAAGTTTGAATTCGCTTTAAGATAATCCTTAATCGAAGTCTTTATCTGATCAAAATCTAAACTACTAAAATTTACTAAAGGCATCTATCTACCTAGTGGGTTCTAATGCTAATGTTAATTCCTGTGCCGGAACATTTATTCCAATAATTTCATATTGAATAGTTGCATCCATTGTAGCCTCATCATAGTTGGGTTTAACTAAGACTTCAATAATCTCAACTCTGGGTTCGTAATTTTCAATAACTAAAATGATCTCATCACGAATGATAGTTGCTGTTTGTTTATCTATGTTTTCAAAGAGAAGATCATAAACACCAGAACCCAAGTTAGGTTCAAATGGTCTTTCTCCCCTCTTTGTCAGGATCAAATTACGAATTGATCTTGAAATCGCAGTCGTATTTTTAATCGCAATCAAATCATTGTTCAAGGGGTTAATCTGAAACGAAGCACTAATGTCCTTAAATTCTTGACTGACCCTTTGAACTGGCACAACAATACAGGAATACTGTCTTTATTTAGACACTATTTTCAATATTCGTTTAGTACTATCTGTTGAGCACCACAAGTACACTGATGATCAGGGTGAGAACAATCAGTTGTTTCAAAAAGTCCATCAGTGTTCACCTTTTTCTTTGTGTTCTTTGGTGTAAGATTATCATTTGCAATCTCACGAAGCATGTTGTCTTGATTATTTTCCATCTATGATAAATCCCCTACGGTGATAACCTTTATCTTCTATGTATCTGTATCCACTTGATTCTTCTAACTCTGGGATCTGCTGATCATCCCATACAGGAATAGCTATTGTATTGTTATATCTAAAGTTTGGGTTTCTTCTAAAATGAACCTCAATTAACTTACCACCAATAAACTCACAGTTAATCCACTCATACTTATCTCCTACATCATTCAAGACCTCTGGGAACTCCACAGTCCTCTCTAAGGCCTCCCATTTAGTCCATTGGTAAAGTTCATCTTTACTGTCTCTAATACCTCTTACAACTAATTTTGATTGTTTGTTCTGATAATCAACTGAGATATGTTCTCCTTCAAATATCTCACACCAAAACTCTGCAGGATGTAAATGTTCTGTGTCCTTCGTTATCTCTTCTATCTTACTGTATCTACTCATGCCAAGAATATTAAAACATGGACGAACAATATAAAAACCAGGGTTAGGAACTTCTAGTCCAGCTGGACCACAAGTATAACCTAACACCTGGCTCAGTTGTAATTTATTATAAACCCACAGGTCTTCTGGATGGATTGAAAACCATTCTTCAGATACTGTGAGATGATAACTCATTTACCTTGA